TCCCAGCCCCACCTGACCAGTGAGGAAGACCCGCCATGCCCACGTTCACCCTGATCTCTGCCGACGACCCGTTCGAGGCCGTCGTCGCCCAGGCCGAGGCCGCTGTCCGAGCCCGGTTCATCGAGGACTATCTGGCGGCCGACCGTGCCGGTGACCTGATCGCCCGCGCCTGGATCGCCTACGAGATCGAGCAGTACGACGCCGCGAACAGCGATGAGGCGCCGCTGATGGACGAGATCCGCGGCCTGCACCTGCAGGCCGCCGCCTGATGGCCGACCGGTTCCGGGTGACGGCCCCCGGCGGGGGCAGCGTGTCCTGCTACCCGATCGCCAGCGACACCTACCAGGCGGCGTGCGACTCGTGCTCGTTCTTCGCGAAGGGCTCGCGGATGGAGATCGAGGCGAAGGCCCGCCGGCACCTGACGGACCGCTGGTCCTGCGCGAACCCGAGCGGCCTGTAGACCGCCGGGCGCGGTACATCCCCCAGCCGCGCCCGGCACCACCCACCTGTTCACCACACATCGAAGGAGACCCCATGGCCCGCAATCTCGACGAGTTCGCCGCCGAGCTGACCCAGGTGACCGCGCAGGTCGTCCAGGCCGCCGCGCAGGGCGCCCGGACCCGTCAGCAGGCGGACGCGCTCGTGCAGGCCGCCAAGAACGGCGGCGAGGATGCCGTGCGCCGCGCCGCCGAGAGCCTGTCCACCGAGGACCTGAAGCGCATCCAGAAGCGCCTGTCCCGCTGATGGTGACCGACCCCACGGCCCCGCAGTGCTGGCGGTGACCTGACCGGCTGCCCGCGGCGCCCGGCCCGATCCGGGCGCCAAGGAGAACTGGCGCAGCACCACCACCCCCCCCATCCGTTCCGACCCCCGAGAGGTCGTCATGTTCCGCATGCTGCTGATCGTCCTGCTGGGCGTCTACCTGGTGGCCGTGGGCCTGTGGCCGTCGGCCGCCGCCCCGGTCGCCGCCGCTCTCACCGGCGCCGCCGTCATCCTCGGCCTGATCCCCGGCCCCGTCTGGCTCGGCCTCGGCGCCATCGCCTGGCTGAAGCGCCGACCCGCACCCGCTCCGACCGCCACCGCCTGAACCTGAAGGGACACGCCATGACCGGCCTCGACGGGCGGCCCGCCGATCAGATCGTCGCCAGCATCGCCTTCCATGAAGCAGGCCACGCCGTCATCGGCATGACCTTCGGAATGAGCCTCTCCCGACTCCGCGTCTACACCGTGAACGTCGACGGCTACATGTGCTGGACCGGCACCACCACCTGGAACACCTGCTTCGTTCCGCACTTCGACCTGGCCGTGGAGCTTGCCGCCGGCGAGGCAGCCGAGAAGCGCCACCTGCTGGCCATCGGCCACTCCCTCGATGTGGCTGGCCGCCTGGCGGCTTCCCCTCACGACCGGGACATGGCGATCTCGGCCCTGGCCCGCTCTCGGTACACCGTCACCCTCGATGGCTCTGAGCCCGACCCGGCGACTGGAACCAGTTGGGCTCGTGTGATGACGGCCGCCGCCGAGGCCGTGAACGAGGCGTGGGAGCAGATCACCGCCACCGCCGAAGCGCTCATCGCAGCCCCCCGCCGAGAACTGACGGGCGCCCAGGTCGCTGACCTCACCGGCCTTCACCTCGCCCCGACCGCCACCGTCTGACACCCGAAAGGACTGATCACCGTGAGCAGCTGGTTCGAGGAGCGCCGCGCCGACAAGGCCGCGGACGCCGAGCAGCGGCGCCGAGACGAGGAGCACCGGGCCGAGCTGCGTCGCGCCGAACGCCGCAAGGACCGCGAAGAGGCGCGCGAGATCAAGGCGCAGAAGCGCCGCGACCGAGCCCAGCGGCGGCAGGCCCGAGCCGCCCGCCGCGAGAAGACCCTCACCCCAGGCAACGTCTACCGCAAGGGCACCCTCGCCCTCGTTGCCGCGTCCGCGCTGGCCTCCCTGCCCGCGCAGGTCGACCACTTCGCCAGCATCTCCCTGATGCTGCTGCCGCTGCCGTTCGCCCTCGAAGGCGCGGCATGGGTGATGAATGCGGGCGTGGCCTACGCCGACGAGCGGAAGCTCCCCCCATGGGTGCGGTGGCTGCTGCGTGTGCTCGCCATGACCGCCGCCAGTTACGCGGCATGGATCAACTACGGGTACGGGATGCAGACGGCGCCGGCCGTCGGATACGGGCTCGCCGCGGTGACGATGCTCGGGCCGCTGTTCTTCGAGGTCCGCCAGTGGGTCACGACGCTCACCTTCGACCCTGCCGAACGGAAGCGGCGGGCTGAAGCCAAGGCGCGGGCCCGGCACGAGAAGAAGCGGCGCAAGGACCACAAGCCTGTCGTGACGCTGGCCCGCCAGCTGGTGTCCGCGGCACCCTTCGGCACCCTGTCGTTCGAGGATGCGTTCGCCGCCGCCTGGGAGATCAAGTACGGCACCCGCATCCTCGGGATGACGCCGGGCCTGCACGCCGAGCGGCTCGCCTCCAGCAAGGCCCTCGCCGAGGCGATGGACGCCGCGAACGGCTCCCCGGTGAGCACCCGCGGGCGCCTCCTGGAACTGCTCCACCCGGCCCCCTCAGCGCTCGCCTCCGGGCCTGGATCTTCGCAGGTGGCGAACCAAATCCCCCCGGGCTCCGGCAAGCCCTCAGCGGACGCGTCGAAGGCCTCGAAGAAGGGGCCGCGCCTCAAGCCCGTCCCGCCCGTCCGCCGCAAGGGCGACACCGCCCCCTACCACCCCCTCGCCAAGGTCGCCGCCGCCGACACCGCCCGCAAGGTCGCCGCCGTCAACGGCCACCACCACTGAGGAGCATCATGGCTACTCCGCTGCCCGATGAGCGGCCCACGCTGACGCTCGTGCCTCCGCCCGCCGCGACGCCCGTCTTCAAGGACGAAGCCGCCGGCCGGCCGGTGTGGATCGAGTCGGCCCGCACGGTCGCCGAGCGCACCAACAAGGTCGCCCGCGCGGTCCTGCTGCCGCACACCCTCCGCGGCTACCGGGAGCTCGGCCGGCGCTGGGTCGAGCGCTTCCACGACGACTACCCGCAGCTGATCGCCTCTGCCGACCGGGCCATCCGTGACGCTGCCGGCGACGTCGCCACCGAGGCCCGCATGCAGGAACGGCGCGCCGAACTCCGCGCCGAGTACCGCAGGCACCGGCTCACCTACACCGGCAAGTCCGCAGGTGTCGCCGCAGCCGTCACCGGAGGCGGCATGTTCGGCCTCGCAACCGGCAGCCTGTGGCTCGACCTCCTCGCCGGCCTCGGCGCCTGGGGCATCGGGGCCTACCACGGCCGCGACCGCAGCCGGCCCGACGTCGAGAGCGTGCTCGGTCTGCCCGCCGACGACACGGTCCGCTCCCACGGTTCGATCACGCTCGACGACCTGCCCGAAGGCGTGAAGCCGTTCCCGATCCGGCGGGCGGAGACGCCGCAGCAGGCCGCGGTCTGCGTGCTCCTCGCGATGGTCGCCGAGGGCGTGCCCGTGGTCGAGGTGTGGGACGTCGAGCGGCAGCCGTGGGGCTGGCAGTGCAAGGTCCGGGTCGGCGAAGGCACCCCCGAGGCGATCATCGCCAAGGCCGGCGGCCTGGAGACCCGCTTCGACCTGCCGACCAACGGTGTCCGCCCGCAGCCGATGGTCGAACGCCGGGCGTGCGCCATCCTCCGCCTCGTCGCAGGCGACCCGTTCGCCACCGCCCCGGGCATGCCCTACCGGGCGCCGCGGTCCATCAGCATCACGGACAAGTCCCGGCTCGGCACCTCCGTCGGCGGGAACCCGCTGGAGCTGTCCCTGGCCGGCGTCATGGGCCTGGTCGTCGCCGCGTCCGGCGGCGGCAAGACCGGCATGCTGCAGGCCCTCGGCGAGATCACCACCGCCTGCCGTGACAACCTGACCATCGACCTTGACCCGCACGGTGACGGCCTGGAGGACCTCGGCGACGCCGTCCGCATCACTGCCCGCAGCCACCAGCAGATCGAGGCCGTCCTGCTGTTCCTGCTGATGCTGTCCAAGGGGCGGGCCCGGCTGCGGGCCAAGCTCGGCATGGGCAAGAAGTGGAAGATCAGCGCGGAGCACCCGCACATCACGGTGATCTTCGATGAGTTCCCGAAGGGCTCCGAGCTGGCCAAGCGGCTCGCCTTCGAGCTTCTCCTCGTCGGCCGCAAGGAGGCCGTCACCCTGATCATCGCCTCTCAGGGCGGCACCAAGCTGTACCTCGGCGAGAACATCGCCCAGATGATCGCGCTGAAGGCGGTCGGCCCGTGCAAGGTCGGCGACACCCGCGCAGTGTTCGGTGATGGCGCCGTGGCCGAGGGCTGGCTGCCGCACAAGCTGTCCCCGGCCACCGACACCGACCCGAAGGACGCCGGCCACATCTTCGTCCAGGGCGTGCCCGGAATGCCCGACGAGCCGATCGAGTACGCCATCCATGAGGCGCCGTCGGAGACGCTGCGGAAGCTCGCCGCGGAGCGGAAGGCGGCCGGCCTGATCGAGCCCGACCAGGACTCGCTGCGCGCCATGGCCGAGGTGGACCTGCCCGACATCGGGATGCCGCTGCCGAAGCTCCTCACCTGGGAGCAACTGCTGCGCCTGTGCGGCGCCGAGCCGCCGGAGGGCGCGACGGTCGAAGGGGTGGCACGCGTGGTCGTCGAGGACGCGGTCGCCGTGATGGAGAAGCGGGGTGTCGACCGGATGAAGACCGAGGTGCTCCTGCTGGCGCTCCGCGACTACGACGACGCCTACACGATGTGGACCGTCGATGAGCTGAAGGCGCGACTGAAGGCGGCGGGCGCCGGGTCGCCGGAGACGCTCGGCCGGATCGGTGACGAGCAGAACCCGCGGGGCTACAAGCTCGCGAAGCTCACCAACCTGCTGTGACCGTTACGCGAAGTATGCACCCCTGATCAGGGCCTGCTCAGCCCTGATCAGACGACAAACTCGCAGGTCACAGCCGCTCACGGTGCTGCTCACGACCTGCTCACCCACTGCTCTGAGCAGCCCCTGATCAGAGCCCTGCGCAGCCCTGGCCTGCACATTCACCCGCTGAGTAGCCCTGAGCAGCGGGAACAAACCACCACACACCAGACAGGAGACTGATCATGGCCGGACGTACCTGGGAGCCCACCCGAAAGGGCGCCAAGGATCTCAACCGCTGGCTCAGCAAGGGCAAGACCGTCTACACCCTCCGCAACATCGCCGACGCCTACCAGAGCTACGAGGACGCGCAGCTCTACGCCGCGCACACCTTCGACCGGCAGTCCTGGATCACCGGCGAGTGGATGACCGGCCACCTCTCCGCCTCCGGGCTCCTCGCCCAGGAAGGCACCGTCTACGAGAACCCGCCGGCCGGCGTCCGCAACATCGCCACCCCCGGCCGCCAGTACGCCGCCCCCACCTCCCAGCAGGCCCTCGACCGACTCCGCGACGAAGCCCGCACCAAGGCCGGCAGCCGCCGGTAGACCACCCCAACCAGAAGGAGATCACAGTGCAGTACAAGCACCAGTCCGTCCGCGACTTCGCGGCCGCCATGCAGCGCGGCGACACCGACACCGCCGAACGGATCATCAACGAGGTCGCCGAGCGGCACAAGCGCGGCGTCGCCGCCAAGGGCGAGCTGTCCGAGCTGTCCCGGGCGCACGCGTCCACCCCGCTCGACGGCAAGTAGCTCCGCCAGGGCGCCCCTCGACGCCTGCCAGCAACCCAGGGGCGCCCCGCCACCCATCCACCACGCAGCAGAAGGGCACACCCACATGACCACGGCCACCGCGCCCCCGGCAAGCCCGCCCCGGCCGCTCACCTTCGACGAGCGGCTCACGCTCGCCGCCCTCGCCATCGACGCCCGCATCACCACCCAGCCGCTCGACCTCGACGACACCATCCGCACTCCCATCGACACGCGGCCCGCGCCCAGCCCCTACACCACGCCGCTTGCCGCCCTGCTGCACCGGGCCCGGCTCCGCATCGAGGCCGACGGCTGGTGCCGCGACGCGCTGTTCGACGAGACCGGCGCCGTCTGCCCGATCCGCGCCATCCGCCTCGAAGCCGACAGCCGCGGCCAGGCCGACGACGCCTGCGTGCTCCTCCTCGAAGCCATCCAGCGGCACTGGCACGCCGAGACTATCCCGTCCTGGAACGCCCGGCAGCCGTCCGTCGCACCCGTCCTGCTCGCCTTCGAGCAGGCCGCACACCTCGCCCACACCCGCAACCTCTGAAGGAGAACCGCATGTCCAAGCCCACCCGGCAGCTGCAGGAGTACGCCGACGAGAACCTGCGCCTTGCCGAGTTCCGGCGCGCCCAAGCCGCCCTGTACGAGAACACGGCCCGCGAAGCCGCCGCCGGCATCCAGCACGAGACCCCGGAGTTCCTGCGGCTCAACCAGGCCGTCATCGACGCCGGCCGCAATCTGCCCAAGCGGCTCCGGTACCTCG